GCGGTTTGCGGGTCCGGCTGAGTGCGCGACCAGACAACAGCCTCGTCGCAAGCTCGCAATGCTACAAGTCCTTCGCTCCAGTGTCCCATTTTCCCAAGCTCCTTGTTTGCCGGCGAACCGGCGACCTGAGGAGAAGCTTACACCGCCGTGGTGTTAATGACAAGAAAAAAACACCGGCCGGGTGTTTGACGCGATCTCGGACGATCGTGCAATATCGCCCAATGAGAATAGCAGTTGTCGTCCTGGCGCTTTTGTTTTGCGGGTGTGGAAGCGCTGTCAGGGGCTATGCGGAGGCCAGGCTAAACTGCGACAGATGGAGTATTGAGCTTCGGCGTTTAGATCAGGCTACAATCGTCGCAACCGGTTGCGGACATCAGGTAACTTACAAGCGGATTTGCGACGTATATGACGATGGCTACGAAGCGCACGGACGCCGGATCAAACACGCCACGGTGACCCTTTGCGAGTGGCGCGAAGCCGAGTAGCGTCTATGCCCGTTTCACCCAAACTATTGGCGTGGCCCAAACAATCTTGTCGGTGGTAATGGTCTCGCCGGTGCCAAGGGCGGTGAGGCGGTAGCCACCTTCGATTCGTTCGAGTTTCTTGATCACGGTCTGGCCGCCGTCGAGCTCAACGACACAATCGCGGCCGTCGCAGCTCTCAGGATCCCACCCGTCATGGCGCCGTACGTAAAGCAAGTCCCCGTCCTCATAGCGCGGTAAATACCCATCGCCCTGCACACGGAGGGCGACGACGTCAGTCATACCGGGCGGGGCCTCGACCTTCTCTATCGGTCCCCACGGTCCAGTGCGCGCGCCCCACGAATAAAGATCATGTGTCCCAGCATAGCCCACCAAATCAACCTGCGGCGGGGTCGCTTCTCCTAACTCGGGGAAAAGCTCCACAGCCGGTACCTCCAAGGCTACAGCGATTCTTTGTAGCCAGTCAATTTTTAGGCTTCGCTGATCTTTCTCCCATCGATCAAGTTGCTGCTGACTTGTCTTTGGTCTCGTGAGGGCGGCCAACTGCTCTTGGGTCAAGCCCCTGCCTTCGCGGACTGCTCGGATCCTGTTCATTAACTCCGATTGTCCATAGGCCACGATCATTGTCACACACCAATTTGATTTTAGCCTATTGACCAAAACACCGCCATGGTGTTAGCAATTGCGCGCATGAAACTAACCGATTGGTGCAAGAAGCACTCCGTCAGACCATCGCTGCTCCCCGCACTTCTTCGCGTGAAGCAGCAAACCGTATCTCGCTACCTGCTCGAGCAACGCATGCCCGACCCAAAGATCATGCAGCGCATCTTCGAAGTAACAGACGGAGAGGTTACGCCGAACGACTTTTACCGACTGTCGACGCGCAAAACCAAGCGCGCTGCCTGACCAAGAAAGAGGCTGAGTGATGCCGACCATGATCGACCACGCCAACCTGCCGGCCGTCGTCAACGCCGTACTGCCCGAGCGGTACGAAAACGCAAAGAGCGCTCTCGCCAAGTGCGCCACGGTCGACGAGTGCAAGGATTGGGCGGACAAGGCCGCTGCACTCGCCAGCTACGCGAAGCAGGCTGACGATCCCTCGCTCTACAACATGGCGGTCAAGATCAAGGCGCGCGCGATTCGTCGGTGTGGGGATCTGCTCAAGGAAATTGAGCCAGCGAAAAACCAGCACGACGCCGCAGATCGTGCACGGGCGGGGACCCTCCCAAGCACCCGCAATGGGGTAGCTCGCGACGCCGGCCTATCCGCTCACCAGTCTAAACAGGCTCTTCGCGTCGCCAGCGTCCCCGAGCCAGAATTTGAGGCCGCGGTAGAATCGCCCGAGCCCCCGACCGTCACCGAGCTGGCCGAGCGCGGCACCAAACACAAGCCGCCTCCGGTCGACCACCTGCGGGGTCGCGACCCGGAAGACTTCAAGGCCGCCACCCATGCGCAGGGAGAACTGCGTGACATGGCGAAGATGTGCGCGGCAAGTCCTCCGGCCAAAATTTTCCGTGGCTCATCTCCAGACGAATTGCTGGCGATGAAGACGGACATCCACACGGTCGCGCAGTGGATATCCGGCATGGCGGCTCTCATCGACGATGCATTTCCCAACATGAAAGGAATTGTCCTGTGATTTCTCAAAACGAACTTGACCGCGAAATTTCGAACATCATCGACGAGCGTCTGGCGGCAAAGCAGGTCACGTCTCCGACGTGGCTTACCAACCAGATCGTTGCGAACCATGACGAGATCCAAGGTGACGACTCCGACTGGTATCGATTCTGCGCATGGCAACACGTCCGGGATAGCGTCCAGAAAAATCTGCGGCGCTTCAAAATCGGCGAGGAAGAAAACGATCGCCAACTCAGGTTGCCCGGCTATGAGCGCGTGCAGGCTGGATACCTCGTCCAGCGATCCGGCGAGTGGCGGATGGTGCCGACCGAACAACTCACGGCAAATGAAATCGATCTCAAGATTGCCGAGCTTCAAAGCATGGCGGCCGGGTGCCTCGATCATGCGCGTGAGCTGACCCGCTACAGGGCCACGCAGTTCAGTGGACAGCGCACTCTGTCGGAAGTTTTGCCGCGGTTATCGGTGAACTGAGACCAAAGTTGCCTGACCAAGAAAGAGGCTTCTCATGGCCGAAATTCCTTCTTTCCCTGTCCGTTGCAGAGTTCGCCCGCGCGGCTTCACCCTGTTGGCTCGCGCCGCGGCGCGGTTGGGCCTGACGAAGCTGGCAGTCTCGGCGCTCAACCGTCTCCGCATCGAGACCAAGGTCGGCGATAGGAAATGGCGAGTGTCGGGCCGATTCAGCGCCGAAGAGATTTTCCGACCTGAGCCACCGAGTCCTTCAAGGCCTGAATCGCATCCCGGGCCTGCTGCCACTCGGGGCCACTGATGGCGATCTCCAGATTGCACGATGGGCACGGGATCCGCTGGCCTTCTTTGGCCGTGGCGAAATCGATCTCGATGTCCGCTTTGCAGTTTGGGCAGTCGATTGTGAAGGGTTGTTTCATGTTGGTGTCCTTCTCGGGAGGCAATGCCTCCGGGGTTTTGTTGGTATCCGCCCCGATTTCCCACCGAGAGGGACACCAAATTTTCGCCACCGTACCATCGGGGTCCGACAAATAGGCGACAATGGCCCGACGTCAGCAAGTCCTGCCAGAGTATCGCTGCGCCGGCACGGTGCGGGCCCGCGGCGCTAACAGCCCGTGCCAGTATCGTGGTGTCAGCATCCTCGACGGTCGGCGTTATTGTCTCGACCACACCCCGACGTTTCTGGACGGCGCCGTCAGTGACCTCGAGCAACGGCGCAATGCGATCAGTGAGACGATTCAGCAGCTCAACAAGCAGCGCCAGACCGAGCGCAACCGCATCCGAGCGCACTGCAAGTAGGGGATCGCCATGGGTCATACTCGAAGTGTCCCAGAATCCCCGTGCGCAATCCGCGACAACCGGGGCGAGGAATCACACGCACAGGGACGCACCGAACAGCTGTCACTGCGCTACAACGATCGCTTTGAGCACGCCGAACAATGGGCCGAGCTGCTCGACGCTGTTGGCGAGGTGGTGCGGGCGGTCGGCCTAAAGCAGGTCGCCTACGATCTCGACCAGCAACCGTCTGTGCTGGCCCATGCACTCGCCGAGCGCGAGCGGCATTACGTCCGTGCCGAGTGGCTACCCTATCTCGTCGCCCACGCGCCGAGTGATCGCATTGTCGCCCTGGTCGCGAGCTGGCGACATCTCGAAGTCAAACCGCGTCACGAGCTCACGCCGGCCGAAGAGCTGCGCGCCTACAAAAGCGCGCTCGACCTAATGCCAGACGTCCATGAGCTCGTGCGCCGAAAGGCTGGCCTGCGATGACGCTCTTCTGGCTCGGCGTCGTCGTCGGCTGGGGCTGGGCATTCCTGGCGCTGGCAGTCATCCACTGGTTTGCCGGCGTGGTGCGTCGTCGGCACGCCACCTGCCGCGACTTTGAGCGCGGGCCCCGCAGTTTGGGGGCTCTGTGTGACGGTGTTGGGCGCGAGGCCTGCAAGCAGTGTCGGTGGCTGTCGTCGCGCACGTATGGCGGCGAGGCATGAAGCACAGCCTCGTCGTCGGCGTGTTGCTCGGCCTGCTTATGGGCCTCGGCTTCCATGCCTGGGTCCTTCACAGGGACATCCGAGAGTGTCGCAGCCAGTATGACGAGCTCGTCGGCGCCAAGTCGACAATCGAAGCCTACAAGCAGTGGCGCTCGAGCTGGGACCGACAGCAGACAGAGGCGGGGGTTGAGCGGCCGGCAGGCGGTGGCGTCGGGGGCGAGTAACGAATCGAATCGGGGAGAGAATGCGAACGGCAGGTGAAATCGAGTAGCGACCTAATCCCACAGGTACAGCGGGAAGGCAAGAAAAACCTCATCGTCCTGCCGTACGAGCAGCGCCTGCGCGTGGCTGGCTCGCGCTTCCGCGATCTGCTGCGCGACAACCAGAGACTGACAACCGAGCTCGGGAAGGCGCGGGCCAGAATCGAAGAGCTGCAACACGCGCTCACCATGAGACGGTGCACGTGTCCGTGCCCGAAAGACAAACCGTGCGAGGCGTGCCGGGCTGCGGCCGAGGCGCAAAGGCCCAGAACCTGACAGGGCGCGGCCGACGACGAGCGACAAACCGGAGAGGCGGACAGACAACACATGAAGGTCATTTCTATCCAGAAAATCGAAGACACGTTTGCGGCCCAGCTCGACGCCATAGCCAGGTCGGAGAACCTGTACGAGCTCGAGCAGATCATTCGCAATGGAAAGCGGACATTTCTCGAGGTGGGCACCGCGCTGTGGCGGATCAAGGAGGCGCACCTCTACAAGAGCACCCATTCGTCGTGGGAGTCGTGGTGCGCCGACAACTGGTACGGAAGCAAACGGCACGCCGACAGACAGATTGCGGCGGCTAGAATGGCCCAGGAGCTGGGACCCATGGGTCCCAAATTGGTCGAAAACGAGCGCCAGGCACGGGAATTGGGACCCATGGGTCCCAAATTGGTCGAAAACGAGCGCCAGGCACGGGAATTGGGACCAATTGGTCCCAAAACCGATCCCGCCGGCGGTGTTGCCACGACTGAGCGGAAACCAGCCGACAGGGTCGAGCGTAAGTCCGCTCCGTCACTCCAGACCCGCCGCACCCCGAAGTGGCTCTTCGATTTTCTCGACAAGAAATTCGGGCCATTCAAGCTCGATGCCTTTGCCGAGCCCCACAACGCCCTCTGTCCCAAGTTCTACACACCAGAGCAGAACGGATGCGCGCAGCCCTGGGAGGACGTGACCTTCGGCAACCCTGAATTCGAGGACATGACCAAACCCCTCGAGCAGGCGGTGGCCCAGGCGAAGGACGGGCATCGGTCGATCATCATCGCCCCGGTGGGCTGCTCGCAGTCCTGGTACCACGAGCTCGCGATCCAGGGGTCAATCTACGTCCCGAACAAGCGCATCAACTTCGATCTGCCAGACGGAACGCCGACCGGCCGGGCCGACCGCGACACAATCGTCATCGCTTTCGGGCGAGAGCACACGAATCCGTCCCCCAATTGGAAGCGGGGCGTCTTCCGTGTGCGCCGGCTCGAGCTGCCGAAGTGACAACGAGGTAACCGCCGGCATGTCGCCGGCGCCGAGGAGGATAGCAGAGTGCGTATTACCAAGACGTTTGACGCTGACGTGAAGTCGATCACGTTGAAAAAGGCCAAAGACTCGGAAGAGAAGGTCGTCGTCCCGGTTCTCGGGTTGACGCTGACGTACAAGCAACTCGCTGACTTTGTCGGCCCCGAGCTCGCCAACATGGTGAGCCAGGCGGCCACCGACAACGACGGGAAGGTCCCATTCGCTCAAATCAAGCCGGCCGTCGTCTACGAATCTCATCAGGTGAAATTCGGCGACCGCAAGCAGGTGACGACGTTCCCACTGGCCAAGAAGATCACCCCGCTCGGAGCGGGCGTCCGCCTCGAGATCGCGGTGCCTTTCACGTTCAGCAAGCAGCACTTCGACGCCCTGGTCGCCAACTTCCCCGGAGCCATCGACGTGTCGCTCGAGCCGAGCCAGGGCGAGCTTCCGATCGGTGACGACAAGGTGGCGTTGCGATGAACGTCATCGGCATAGACCCCGGCATCCATGGTGCCGTCGCCCTGGTGGCTGACGACGCCGCGTACGTTGTCGATACACCCACACTCGAGCGCAAGGTCGGCCGGAAGATAAGACGTCGGGTCAACGTCATCGAGCTCGCCGACGCGCTGACTACTTTTGCACTGCCGGGCACCGTCGCCTATGTCGAGCGAGCTCAAGCCTCGCCGCGGATGGGTGTGTCGAGCTCGTTCGCGTACGGCGAGGCCTTCGGCATGGTCGTCGGGGTTCTGGCGCATCTGCATATCGAGACGCGATTCGTCTCGCCGTCTGTCTGGAAGCGGGAGATGGGGCTCGTTAAGCCGGGGGCCCGCGAGCTCGGCCGTGACGAAGAGCGAGAGAAGGGATCGGCGCTCGAGCTGGCGCGCAAGCTCTATCCCCAACTCGCTGACAAGCTTGCTCGAGCAAAAGACGACGGGCGCGCCGACGCGCTGCTGATAGCCCACTGGGGCTGCGAACAAATCGAGGCCGCTGCGGCGGCGTAGGAGAACAAACATGGCAGACAGTGATTTGCTCAGTCTCACAGGTTTATGGATTTCCGAGCCCAAAAAAGAAGGCGGCGAGAAGTACCTATCCGGCCGCTGCAGCGACAAGACCCTCGGCGAGCTCGCCGTGCTGATGGCGAACAATCCAAACAAGGAGCTGCGCATCCTGTGTTTCAAGAACGACCGGAAGCGCGAGGGCCGGAAGGACCCGGACTATAACCTCACCTGCTGCATCGACAAGCCCAAGGACGACAAGCCCAAAGAGGAGCAGAAACCGCCACCGATGGATGACGACGTAGCGTCCTAGCGGCCGCGTCTAAAACCTCGGGGGAGGGATCGGATGGCGCTCGATGCGTTCGGCTGTGCTCGACAGGCGCGGAGTTTTGACGTGTCCGCGCGGTCACAAGAATCTGCACCAATGTCGCGTTGACACCTTGTTCGAATGTGCATCTGCTGACGCTAATCGCGACGCAATGATCGTGCTCTACTTCTGGTGTGAAAACTGTCCAGGAAAAGAGCACGCCTTAGAGGTCACCCACCACAAAGGCGAGACCCACCTGGAGTGGCGCACGTGACGTCCATTCTCGATGTCGCGAGAAGTTACGCGGCGGCTGGGCTGAGCGTCGTGCCGATCCGGCTCGGTGGCAGCAAGGCTCCGGCGCTGGAAAAGCTCGAGCCCTACTTCTCGCGCATCGCCTCGGACGACGAACTCGTCCAGATGTTCAGCAGCGCCGTCGGTATCGGGGTCATCGGGGGGCATGTGAGCGGCAACCTCGAGATCATGGACTTCGACCAGGAGGGGATCTTCGACAAGTGGTTAGCCGCCCTGGCCGATCTCGATCCGGCAGCGCGCAAGCTCACCGAGTCATTGCCGCACGTGTTGACGCCGACGCGAGGGATGCATCTGCTCTACAGATGCAGCGACATCGCGACGGCCACGAAGCTCGCATTTGCGCGCGAAAAGTTCGCCGACTGCACAGGGAAGAAAAAAGACGCCCTGATCGAGACCCGCGGCGAACGGTCATATGCTGTCACGGCGCCGTCTCCGCCGTCGTGCCACGCAGCGAAACGCGCTTACCAGTGGATCGGCGGCGCCAAGCTCACAGAGATTCCGACGATCACACCCAAGCAGCGCTCCGTGCTTTGGCAAGTCGCGCGCTCGTTTAATGAGCGTGAGCCAAAGAACAACAAGGAATCCACGCACAGGGGCGAGGCCGGACGGCCCGGCGATGAGTTCAACGACCACGGTCCATCATGGCGAGACATCTTGCAGCCTCACGGCTGGGTATTTGTACGCGCCCGTGGAGACACATCGTATTGGCGCCGACCTGGCAAGATGGACGGCATCAGCGCGACTACCGGGTATTGCGGCGACAAGTTACATGTCTTCTCTTCCAACGCCTCGCCATTTGAGGACGGTAACACCTACAGCAAGTTCGCGGCATTCGCCGAGCTCAATCACAACGGCAGTTACAAGGCTACGGCCAAACGTTTGGGCGCAGACGGCTACGGCAAAAAAGAGAAAGACTTCATTCGTGCTCCGCCACTGGAAGGCGACGAGGAGAAGATCCCAGACGGTCGCCGCGCGGCTGTCATCGACATGGGGAAAGTCGAGATAAAGCCCCTGCTGTGGCTTTGGCCCGGCTACCTTCCGCTAGGGAAGCTCGGTCTGCTCGACGGCGACCCGTGCCTCGGCAAGAGCATGACGACGTTAGACCTCGCCGCGCGCGTCACGACCGGTCGCGAGATGCCGGACCACAGCATGGGCGATCTTGGCGGAGCCGCCGGCGTTGTTCTGATGTCGTGTGAGGACGACGCGGCCGACACAATAAAGCCACGGCTCGTGGCGGCCGGAGCCGACTGCGATCTGGTGCGGCTCGTCACCGGCGTCAAGGAGACACACACCAACGACTCGGGCGAGCAAAGGACAACGTTGCGCACGCCCACGCTTGAGGATGTCGATATCCTGCGAATGGTCATTGACGAGGTGAAAGCCAAGCTTGTGATCATCGATCCGCTGATGGCCTACATGACGGGGGACACGCACCGCGACTCAGACGCGAGGCACAGCCTCGCGCCAATGCAGAAGCTGGCGGAAGAGACCGGCTCCACGGTGCTTGTCGTGCGGCACCTCAACAAGTCCGGCGGCAGCAATGCGTTGTACCGCGGCGGCGGATCCATCGGCATTATTGGCGCTGCTCGAGCTGGCCTCCTGGTGGCAAAGGACCCGGAAGATTCGACAGGTAAGCGCCGCATCCTGGCGCGCACTAAGGCCAACCTGGCGGCAGACGCCGACGCGTCCTTGGTCTACAAAATAATAGACGGCGAGCCGGCGCCCCGTATCGAGTGGCTTGGCAGCAGCGCACAGACGGCTACATCGGTGCTGGCCGCGCCCGACAACGAAGACGACAAGAGCCAACTGGACGAGGCTATCGATTGGCTAAAAGCCGAGCTCACAGACGGGCAGCAGAGGTCGGCAGAGCTACTAAAAAAAGCCAAACATGATGGAGTGGCCGAGCCGACGTTGCGGAAAGCCAAGGCTAGACTGCGGGTCAGGGTAACGAAGGGGTTCGCTGGTTGGCTGTGGGAATTACCAGAGCCCAAGGGCGCACCCCCCAACACCCTGAGACATGATCATCTTGAAAAACAGCCACTAAGTATCTTAAAAAATATCAATAATAATAATAATTTAGCTCAAGATGATCAAGATGATCAAGATGATCATCAGAGTGTGTTGGGGGGTCTGTTTGATCATCTTGACCAACCCTGGGACCAAAAAGCAGCCGAAGACCTTGTAAAATCTACGATTTCTTCTGTCGGCAAGGGCAAAAACGGCACGGCTGAGAAGTTCTTGGGCCTCTGTCGTCAAGCGATGCTCACCAAAGACATGGATTCTCTGCAAAACGCTTGCGATTGGTACGCCGAGCGCACGGCGATCCAGGAGGAAAGCGATGCGTGAATGGCAAGAACACGTAGCCAGAAACAGACTCAACCGAGCCCTCGAAGCGGTGGAAGCTTCGAGGTTCGACAAAGAAGTGTGGACGCGCCTTGATGGTGAAACCCAAGCGGCCTTCGCTCTCGAGGACATGGACCGACTCGCAGACGCCTGCGAAAAATTCGTGGAGGACGTGAATGCCAGAGCAAAAGACAGCCATAGAAATCGTCAAGGAGTGCGCGAAGCTGACCGAGGCCAAGGCCAGGGTGGCCAAAATCATGGCCGAGCAGCCTTGGCTCAAGGTGGACAAGGCAAAGCGAACGTATGGCAGACGCTGCTGGCGACGCGCCAAGCGTGATGGAGCGAAACCATGACGGACAGAGAGAGCCCCGTAAAAGACCAGCCGGCGCCGGTGCGCAACGATAGGCCGGCAATCTGGGAGCTCGTCAGGGCAGACATGGTTGCCCGCGACAAGCTCGGAAGAGAACGCTACGGCACGCCCTTGCAGCCGTTCAATGGCCGCGAGCCGCTCATCGACCTGTATCAGGAGCTGCTCGATGCGGTCGCGTACTGTCGCCAGGAAATCTACGAGAGATTTGGACGGTAGGCACACCAAGCTCCGGGCGAGACGTTGACGCCATAGCCGAAGGGTAAAATCTGACCATGGAAAACAAACACAAGAAGGGCAAAGCAGGACGGCCGCAAGCCAAAATCAACTGGAAGCTGGTTGACAAACGATGCGCTGCCCAGTGCACGATTCGGGAAATCTGCGCCGAGCTCGGGATAGACCGCAGCACTCTGCTTCGAGCATGTAAGCGTGAGAAGCGAGTGGATTTTGCCGCCTATTTCCGAGAAAAAAGGCATGGCGGTGTTGGCAGCCTGCGCAGCGCGCAGTTTGCGACGGCGCTTGGCGGCAACCCGGCCATGCAGATCTGGCTCGGCAAGCAGCTGCTCAAGCAATCCGAACCGAAGCAAAAACACGAGGTGGGAGGACCGAATGGCGGGCCCATCCCCGTAGAGACTGACGATGCCCTCGACCTGACGAAGCTCTCGACCGACGAGTTGAGGACCTATGTCCTGCTTCTGCGCAAGACCAAGGCGCCGGCTGCCATTGACACGTTGGTCAAGACCGAGGCCAAATGAGCGAACCGATACCGGAGAACCCACCCGCTGGCGACCTCGACCAGGCCGTGGCTGAGCTCTGTCGTCGCTCATTTGCTGACTTTGTTTGCGAGGCCTGGAACATTGTCGACACACGCGAGCTGATTTGGGGCTGGCACGTGGAGGCGATATGCCAGCACCTCCAGGCGCTCGCCGACGGTCAGATCCAAAACCTGATCATCAACGTCCCACCAGGCACAGGCAAGTCGACGCTCGTCTCGGTGCTGTGGCCCGCGTGGATGTGGTTGCGGCGACCGAACTGGCAGCTACTGAGCACCAGCCATGCCGAGCCGCTGGCGCTGCGCGACGCCGTCAAGGCCCGCGACCTGATGCGCTCGGGTTGGTATGCGTCGCTGCGCGGTGACGAGTGGGGTTTCAAGGGCGACCAGGACGTCAAGGGCTACTACGCGAACACCGCCGGCGGACATCGCGTCTCGTTCGGTCTCACCGGTCACACAGGCTGGCGCGGAGACTGCCGCCTCGTCGACGATCCACTGAACGCCAAGAAGTTTCCGACCAGGGGCGAGCTCGACGCGGCAATCGAGGCCTGGGACTTTTCGCTCGGGACGCGACTCAATGACCGCGAGCATGCGACGTCGGTCGTCGTAATGCAGCGCCTGCATGAGGACGACCTCACCGGCCATCTGCTCAAACAGGGCGGCTACACGCACCTGTGCCTGCCGATGGAATTCGAGCCGGAGAATCGCTGCGAGACGTCGATAGACTTTCGTGACCCGCGCACGGAGCAGGGTGAGCTGCTCTGTCCCGATGTGATCTCGGCCGCTGGTGTTTCCGCGATCAAGACTGCGCTCGGCTCATATGGCACAGCCGCCCAGCTGCAACAGCACCCGGCCCCGCCTGGCGGATTCATCATCAAGCGCGAGGCTCTGAAATTCTACCGCGTGCTGCCGGCTGAGCTCGTGGACTTCATCCAGTCGTGGGACTGCAATCTCGGCAAGAAGAACGCCGCGGAGGGCAAGGGCTCTTTCGTTGTCGGCAGCGTGTGGGCGCGCGCCGGCTCCGGCCGCTACCTCGTCGACCTCACACGCGCGCGCGCAAGCTTCACTGCATCAATCGCAATGCTCAGCTCTCTCTCTGCCAAGTGGCCACAGGCAGCATGTAAGCTCATCGAGGAAGAGGCGGACGGCCCGGCGATGGTCGATACGGTCAAGGACAGAATCCCCGGCTGCAATCCGGACGCCGACAAAGACATCTATCGGCCCAAGGCGAGCAAGGAGGATCGCTTGATGTCGCAGGTGCCCTTCTTCGAGGCAGGCAACGTCTACCTGCCGGACCCGGAAATAGCGCCGTGGGTGCACGATTACGTCGAGGAGCTCGTCACGTTCCCGAGCGCCCCGAATAACGACCAAGTGGACGTGACGAGTCAGGCTTTGCGGTGGTTCCAGAAACACGAACGCCCGGCGTTTCTGATGGTCTAGGAGTCCCGATGCCAATGCTCTCCGAGATCTTTCGTGGATGCAGAAACAGAGCAATCCGTCGCGACATGTACAAGCCCGGTTACAAGCTCTTCGAGGTCGACCTGCTCCTTCACCACCTGCGTGAGCTCGGCGTCCGCTGCCTGGCCTTCGATCCCAATTACTCGATCTGTGGCAAGACGCCCGGGCTCGTCGGCGGGCCCGACGTTGTGATTCCGCCATCGCCGCCGGCGCAGCAGCATGGCCCGGTCGCGATCTGGATCTGCGGCTTGCACCACCGGCTGCGGCGCAAGATGACGCCCGAGGTCGGGGACTGGATGACGTATCTGCGAGCGGCCGGCTGGGAGTGTGTGATAGGGTTTCTGGCCGACGACGTCATCGTCGACCTGGTGAGACTCGGGTATGAGCGGCGCGCCGAGAAGAGAGAGCGCGAGCCGATGAAGGATGCGGTGTAGCCCGTGTGGTGCGGCGAGAATACCGACTCCCGTTTCGGCACCATCGTGCTCCGCAACACGTCGCACGACGCCGGCGGCACGGATGCGACGGTCAGCATCTGGATTATCTACACGCCGTCGGTCAATACCTCGATAACCTGGACACGGACGGCGCAGGACATGCAGGCGGAAGGCGAAGAGGCTGCACCCCTGTGCCAGCCCCTGCCGTTGCCAACGTGGCGCTGGCCTCGTAGCATGCGCTGCTCGGCGCCGATGATTGTCGTGCCGCGTAGAGTGGCCATGCGCCGATCTCGAGAGATGGTCGGCGCTACCAATTGGCGCAGGGCTGCGTGATGACGCACACCAAGCGCCGGGCGTGTGGACGTCGTCATGACGCGAAGTCCATGCTGCTCCCCACATGGCGTGGTTCAGGTGGTCGCGAAAATCCGAAGGGATCCCGGTCAACACCCCCGGTAGCGTAGCGAACTGGGTCGGCATGATGGGCGGCGTCACGCCGGCGCGTCGCGGTTCTGCGGAGCTCCTCACCGCCTGCAACACCGAGCCAAACCTGCGCCGTGTCGTCGGCAAAATCTCGACCGAGGTCGGCTCTATCCACTGGCACGTCTACCGGGCGACGAGCAGCAAGCTGTCGGCACGCTCGCTTGCGCGCGCCCATTCGGCCAAGGAATTCCGGGAGCGCTTCACCAAGGCCGTCGCCGAAAACCAACTCAAGGAGATCGAAGACCACCCGCTGACTGAGGTGCTCGAGCGGCCCAACCCGGTCATGACCGGCGTGCAGATGCTCTCGCTCATGACATGCTGGCTCGACCTGGTCGGGGAGGCGCCGGCGATCAAAGAGCGCGCGGGCATGAAGATGCTGCGCGAGTTGTGGCCCATCGTCCCGACGTGGCTGCGTTCGGTCGACCCTGACTCGCGCAACCCGGCGCCGTTCATCGTCCAGGAGCCCAACAAATCGCCCTATCCCGTGCTGCGCGAGGACATGCTCTGGCTGCGGCACCTCGACGTGACGAATCCCTACAAGCGCGGCTCGGGCATCGGCATGTCGCTCGCCGACGAGATCGACACGAGCGAATACGCGGCCAAGTACCTCAAGAACTTCTTCGCCAACGATGCGACGCCGCGGCTGATGATCGGCATCGAGGGAGCCGACAAGCCCGCCCTGGAAGCGGCTAAGGCGACCTGGCTGCAGCGGCTGCAGGGCGTCACACGCGCCTTCATGCCGCACTTTTTCTCGGGCAAACTCGAGGTCAAGGAGCTGAGCAAGGGGCTGAACGACAACCAGATCCTGCCGTTGCGCAAGAGCTCGCGCGACGTCTTCCAGGAGACGTTCGGCATTCCTCCCGAGATCGTCGGTCTGGTTGCTGGCTCGAATCGCGCCACGGCACACGAGGCCTCGCGCATCTATTTCGAGAATTGCATCATCCCTCGGGCAGAATTCTGGCGACAGAATTTGCAGCATGAGTGCGACGACGAATACGGGCCCGGCTACGTCGTTGGCTATGACTCGCCCTCACCGACGGACCGAGATTACCAGCTCGACGTGGTGCGCGCTGCTCCCTACCACTTCACCCGCGGCGAGATCCGCGAGATGGGCGGGCAAGAGAACCGCGGCGAGCAAGATGCCGTGTTCATGGTTCCGGCGATGCTCATCGAGGTCCGGGACGGAGAGCCGAAGGAGCCGCCTGCACCGCCAGCACCCGCGCCGACACCACCTCCAGCCGAACCGACACCCGGCGAAGAGCAAGCACCCGAGACCCTAGCGCCTACGGATGAGGGCAAGTCGCTCTCGCCCGTCGTCAAAGACGACAAAGACAAAAAAAAAATTGCTGAGATCCTCGACGCCCTCGACCCTGACGAGCTGACGAGCCGCACAGAAGCCGAGTTCTATGAGCTGGTGAAGGTCTGGGGCGACGAGGCTCTCGCCGAGGTTGGCATCAGCTCGGCATTCAACATGGTCAAACCGGGCGTCACCGACTTCTTGCAGGCGATGGGGACCGAGCACATCGGCGGCCTGGTCGATGAGACGACGCGGCAGGCCATCAAGGACACACTCTCCGAGGCCGTCGACCTGGGCGAAGACGTGCGCCGCATGCGTGACCGGGTGATGAGCGTGTTCGATGTCGCGGACCAGTCGCGCGCCGAGGACATTGCCAGGACCGAGGTCGGCCGCGCCAGCAACTGGGCGACACTGGAGGGCTATGACCAGTCCGGAATCGTCCCCGAAAAAGAGTGGATAAGCACCAAAGACGGCCGGACACGCGGGAACGATGAGGACGATGAATTCGACCACGTGTCCTGCGATGGTCAGGTGCAGCCCCTGCATGATCCCTTCGACGTGAGCGGCGAGGAGCTCCAGTATCCCGGCGACGATGCAGGCTCGGCAGGCAACGTCATCAACTGCCGCTGCACGCAGGTTGCGAAAATCGGCGCGCCCAAAGAGGAAGCGGCGCGCGTGGCCATCTGGAAAGCTTATGATAGGCGCCGTATTCCGTGGGAGACCCGGCTCAGGACGCGCCTGCAAGAGGGATTTGGCAAGCAACGCGATGCCGTGGTCGCCGCTGTAGAGACCGCTTTCGCTGACTGACGCGCGCTCACCAAGCGCCACAGCCCTTAGCCTGAGCCAATCCGCTTGGCATCATGGGCTCCACCCAAAGGAGCAATCACGATGGCAGGCCTCGTCTACAACAGCGCAGAAGAGCTTTTCCACAACGGCGGTCTCGACTGGGACACCTCGACAGGCATCAAGGTCATGCTCGTCACGTCGGGCTACACGCCGGACGCGGACCACCAGTACGTTTCCGAGGTGACTCCGGCAAGCAATGAGCTGAGCGGCACCGGCTATACGGGTGGCTACGGCGGCAGCGGGCGCAAGGCCCTTTCAGCTCGCGCGGTCACGAAAGATAACGCCAACAATCGGGTTCTGATGGATGACACGGCAGATGTCACCTGGAGCGCGATCAACGCAGGCACCCCCGCGTATGCCATCGTCTTTCGCGAAGTGACGAGCGACGCCCTGAGCCCTTTGATTGCGTGCGTGGCGATCAATAGCCCAGTCGCGACCAACGGCGGCGATTACACGCTCCAGTGGGACGCCAAAGGGTTGTTCTACACGCAGGAGTAAGACATGGCGGACAAGCAAGCGATGATCGCGAGCATTGCAAAACGCGAGGCGATGCTCGTCGAGCTCAAGGATCAGACCGACGCCTTCCATGCAGCCGTGGTTGCTGCGTTCACCGCGATGAAAAGTTTCTGCGCCGCAACACCACTGGAGACACGCGCCGTGTCGGCGACGCTCGACCAGGTCGCCAAAGAGGAGCCCGTCGTCGACTACACTGCGGCGTTCTCCGTGCAGCATCCACCGTGCTCACTGCGTGTGACTCCGTTCGTGCGCGACCTCGATGACTTCCGCGCCGAATGTGGGCTGGTGGTTCTCAGCAACAACGAACGACTGAACGGCGAGCTTGTCTTTGACGGCGGCCAATTTGTGCGCGACGGCAAGCCGGCGGATTTTGAGGCGCTCATCGCCGACACGTTCACTCTTCCGTAGGAGGCTTCGATGGCCGACAATGTTTTCTATACCGACCCGGGCAGCGGCACCGTCATCGCGGCCAAGGACGTTTCGAGCGTCAAGCACCAGCGCGCCCTGGTCGAAGGCCTCGACACCACCAGCAGCAACCCGGTAGACGTCAACGCTGTACCTGCGAGCACGGCCTGCCCCGCTGTGGCCTCCAGTGCCACAGCGGGGCATTCGATGGGAGCCCGAAGCGGTGGCGACATAACAGGAGATCCACATCATGAGAGAACTTCGCCAGTCGACCGCCGCCACCGTCTCCGTTGGCCCTTTCCTGGACATCGCCGACGGCATCACGCCGATCACCAACCTCACCGATGAGTCCGCAAGCTCCTGGCTGGCCAAGAACGGCGCAGGCGCTGCCATCACGGCGACGAGCTGGGTGCATGATGGGAATGGTCACTATGCCGTCGGGCTCTCGACGACGCACACCAACACGGCCGGGCAATTGCGGTTGTCCTTCTCGTCGCCTTCTGTGCACTGTCCCGTCTTCGAGGACTTTCTCGTGCTGACTCAAAAGGCGTGGGACGCGAAGTATGGCTCGGGGGCGGTGGATGCGAACGTCACCCAAATCGACGGCCAAGCCACCAATGGAAATAATGCCACGCTGAATCTGAAACAGCTAAAGGTCATCAATACGAACGGAGATGCTATCCACGCAGAGAGCGCCAACAACAACGGGCTGACCCTGGTGGGCGGGGACGAAGCGTGCGGGTTCAGCGCCACGGGAGGCGAAGGGGGTGTGCTTGCCGGTACAGGATCCCGCAATGTGGGCGCGGCCCTGGTGTTGAGTTCGCAGCACGATAACGGCTTGAATGTTTTTGCTGGTGATGGAGTGTTGACTGAAACTCCAGCAGCTGACGACATCGGCGTAGCAGTATGTTTGGGCGCGTGGAATAAAAGTGCGGTCGTCATCGAATCGTTTGAGGACGCTCCCACGGTCCAGGTCGTTTCAAAGGGTGACGGAGACGCGTTGGTGCTCGAAGCTCAAGGCACGGGTAAGGGCATTGTTGCCACAGGCATTGCCGACGCGGTGTGGGATGCTGCGAATGCCGACTACCTCGACGCAGGCTCGACCGGCAAAGCCCTGTCGCTGTCGGCCCCGGCTGGAGCCCGGCAGATTACGTTGCAGGTCAGAGTCGGGGCCCTGGCGGTGCCAGATTGCCAGGTGTCAATCTACGACTCGGCGAACACGCTGCATCTGGCGACGGTGACCACCGACGTCAGCGGCAACAAGATTGTCAACCTCGCCGACGGCACGTACAAGCTCCGTCCGATCAAGGCCTGCTATACGTTCACAACGCCGCAGACCTTGGTGGTCACGGCGGACGCAACCGTGGCGATTGCAGCGACAGCCTGGGCACCGACGGCGCCGAGCACGCCGGATGACTGCGTCATCTTCGGTTGGGTACGGGATGCCGGCGGAACGATCGTTTCCGGAGCCGAAGTGACGGCCTACGCGCGCACACCCACGACGGCGGGAGGATTCCAGCTCGCGGCCGCGGCGAAGACAACAACAACGAACGCGACTGGATATTTCGAGCTCGAGTTGGTGCGCGGAGCGGCGGTGGAGCTGGATATCCCCGCGGCAGGTCTGTACATCCAGCGCATCGTCCCGGAGTCGGAAAGCCAGGACGTTTCGACCTGGTCCGCGTAGCTTCTTTGCGCACCAAGCGCCGACGTTGCTGACTTCGAAGCCTTGCCTAGCGCACAACTTGCGCATGGCACAGAAGCGAGTCGGCATCGAGTTGTTCAAAGCGGCCCTCAAGTCGCAGTCGAAAGAGCTCGCCGACCTCTGCCCCGTCAAGGCAGGTCCATCTGACGTCGAGGTCCAAAATGACGCGCTGATTTTCACGTTCTCCGATGGCTCTGTCGACCGCCAAGGCGACACCATCAATCCCAATGGCTGGAAGCTCGAGAACTGGCAGAAGGCCGGCGGCCCGATTCTTTGGGCGCATGACTATTCGGCTCCCAGCATCGGCAAGTGCCCGCGCGTGTGGGTCGAGAATGCCAGCGCGCTCAAGGGCGAGGTGCAATTCGCTTCCGAGGCCTCGCCGTTTGCGGCCATGATCGAGAGGCTGGTCCGCGGCGGCTTCCTGAAATGCATGAGCGTCGGATTCAAGCCGCTCAAGTACGTCATCAACGAAGAGCGCGCCGGCTCTGACAGCTGGTGCCCGCCGGTGGACTTCATCGAGCAAGAGCTCCTCGAAGTTAGCAACACCCCGGTTCCCGCCAACCCCAACGCCCTGCTCGATGCGAAGACCTTGGGCATCGACCTCGACCCCCTGGCCGAGTGGGCCTCCAAAGCGATGGTCGCCAAAGACCTGTGGACGCCGGGCGACTCGCGCGCCTATCGTAAGCAGCTCCAGGATATCTACGACGCGACCAAGAGCGGGCAACGGACGTTCTTGATGGGCCAGGCGCCGGTCGCAAAAGCGGTCACGCCTTCGGTCGAGGTGCGCACCGTCACCGTGACGTCGACGGACCCGGCTGAAATCACAGCCCAGGTGGCGGGGGCAGTGGCGGCGCCCGCTCCGCAGCCCGCGCAGACCAAGAGCATCGACGACATGGTTGCCGGCGCCCAGAAGATGGCAGCCGACCTGAAAGCCGCAGCCGACGAGAGAGACGCGCTGCAAAAGCTGGTGACCGAGCTTGAGGCCGCTATCAAGGCCGGCCGCGTGCTCAGCGCTGCGAACGAAGAGAAGATTCGCGCAGCCGTCGCGTCGCTGACCGAGGTGCTCGCACAGCTCGAGCCCGTCCCGACGGAGCAAGACAGCATCGACCTCGACGCCATCAAGATGGGCGACGAGGTGACCTTCGACTTCGGTGCAGCGGCGCCGGCCGGGGGCAACTGATCGCAAACAAGGTTTCCCGGCTGTCGCCGGCAACCAGGAGAGGACCATGCTGAAGAAGGAACTCGAAGACCTGATCAAAGAAATCGCCGGTGGACTGCTTGCGGAAGAGCGCAAGAAAGCCGAGGCGGCTGCGGCCGAGGCGGCCAAGAATGCGCCCGTCGCGCGCCAATACAACGTCGGCGCCGGCCAGGCAGCCGCGAGTCTCGACGGCAAGGACGCCGAGAAGGGCGCCAATAACGTCGGCACGCTCCTGCGCTACGTCGCCTGCGCCAAACGCGACGGCGTCCAGCTCCTCGACTACGCCAAGCGCCAGAAGAACAAGTTCATGATCGGCGAGATCGAGAAGGCCATGGGCGAGAGCACGATCGCCGGCGGCGGCGCGATGCTTCCCGGGACCTTCGCCGATGAAGTGATCGAACTCCTGTCGGCTGCCACCATCGTCCGCAAGGCCGGTATTCAGGTGGTGCCAATGAAAGGCAGTTACACTCAGTCATACGTCAGCACCGGCTCGACGGCATACTGGGTAGGCGAGAGCACCAATATCACGAAGAGCCAGCCCGCCCTCGGCCAGCTGCAGCTCTCTGACAAGAAGCTCGCGGCGCTCGTCCCGATCAGCAACGACCTGCTGCGTAGCGGTGGGCCCCGGGCCGACAACGTCATCCGCAACGACCTGATCCGCTGCATGCGGCTCAAGGAAGATGCGACGTTTATCCGCTCGCTGGGCACTGAAAACGAGCCCCGTGGCCTGCGCGCCTGGGCGACCCTCGCGGACATGATCGAGCACGGCACCGCCGCGTGCAACACGCTCGCGAAGATGGTCCTCGACGTCAACATGTTGTTGACCAACCTCATGGCCAACGACGTCCCGGTCGAGAATTGCTTCTTCATCCTGTCGCCCCGCAGCTATCGCCAGGCCAACGCCTGCACCGACCTCGCCGGCACGTTCGTGTTCCGCCAGGAGATGGCGGGCGGGAAGTTCTGGGGCCTGCCGTACTTCGTGACCTCGCAGATCTCCGACGCGATGAGCACGGACCAGAGCGAGATTTATCTCTGCTCGAAGGAATACCCGATCATCGCCGAGAACGAGACCATGATCGTCGACGTGTTCGACCAAGCCTCCTACTACGACGGCTCGAGCGTCGTGAGCGCGGTCAGCCGGGACGAGACGGTCATGCGCGCCATCTCGCTCGAGGACTTTGGCTGCCGTATGCGCGGCAAAGAAGTCGCCATGCTCGACCAGGTCGAGTGGGGTCTGAGCGCATAGTTGAGGCGAACCCCCAACCCTAGCCGCCTCGTTTGCGGGGCCAGAGACGCACGATGATCACACCGATGACTGACGCCGGCAGGCAACTGGACGCAGCGATAGCCGGGTATTCGCAGGACGCGGCCGGCGTCCCGGCTCTCGTGACGACCGGCGGCGTTGACATCGGCGCAAAGACAGTGGCTGCCGCCGGATATTCGAACGTAGCCGGTGTGCCCACGCTGGTCGTTGCCGGAGGCGCTGGTGACGGCATCGAAGTGGTGAGCGCATATGTCGACCTCGGGGCGACGATCAAGGAAGTGCTCAACGCGGTTGTTGGCTGGTGCGCAGCGCTCACCGCGGCGAAGACGCTTTCGCTCAACGTGGACATCTACGACTGTGCGACGTCTGGCGGCGGTTACACGAAGTTCGGCGACACCCTGTCGACCGGAGTGGTAAGCACCGGTGCCGGCAACAAGTCCGGTTCGCTCGTGTTGCCGATCTCGACGACTGGGATCAAGCGGTACGTCAAGCTCTATGTGACTCCTGAGCTCAGCGCCGATAACACGGATACGGCATTTTGGACTGGCTCGATTATCAGCGAGGACTCTCCGGCCATCGCTGACTCTGCGATGCTCACCGGCCCCGCTGTCGACTGTTTCGGCTATTCGTCCGGCGGCGCCGGAGTGGCCTATGCGGCGGCTCTCGCCGAGGCCGCAACGCTGAAGCTGACCATCGCGCTCGAGGAGTCCGATAGCGAGCTCACCGGGTACACCGCGGTCGCGACGCTGAATGCCGGAGCGGTGGCGGTTGCCACGGGCGGTAGCGGTGGCACCAATGAGAGCGGGATCCTTGGCTACCCGATCAACTTCTCCGCGCACAAGCGCTGGATGCGCCTCAAGATCACGCCGGTGCTCAGCGGCACGACACCCGACAAGTGCATGCTCATTCCCGTCTTCACCTTCGGCGGCTCGGCCACGGTGCCGACCACATCCGTTGAACCAGTTTAGCCGCCGCGAGCGGCCAGGAGATTCCCGATGCTCAATCCAGTTACCGACCTCGACGCCCACGTGAAATGTGTCTGCGCCGGCGCCTCGGCCTATGGTGCGGTGCCCGCCATCCTGACTGCAGGCGGCAACGGCGACAACACCAAGATCACCGGTCAGTATTTCGACCGCGCCGGCTATGATTCGATGGTGCTCGCCATCGCCGCGTTTGCCAATCTGACCAACACCAAGCTGCTAACGTTCGCCGTCGAGATGGTCGAATCTGACGATCATAGCACGTGGAGCAGCCCGGCCGAGGTCGTGCAGGCAGCAACCACATTGTTGATCGCGACGAGCTCCACGGTGTTCTGGGGCTCGACCCAGATCGCCGTGGACCTCAAGAGTCGCAAGAAGTATGTGCGCTTCGACATCACGCCGAACCTGGACGCGAGCGGCACGGACACGGCGTTGTGGACGGCCGTGGGCGTTCTCGGCGGCGCGCAGATCCTGCCCGCGGTCTAGCCCGCTCGCGCTCGAGCGCAGCACCCACCCCTCATTAGGAGGCCGCCATGGCCCGACAAAACGTCACCTTTGAAAAGAGCTGGCATTCCTATTTCCCAGGCGACACCATCGCGTTTCCGCAGGCGACTGCGGAGCAACTCATCCGTGACAAGTACGCGCGCCCCTATGGCCCGCCTGTGACGAAAGCCATCGCGGTTGAGCCCATCATACCAGCGCCGGCCATGAGCCTCGCGGACAAGGTCGAGCTGGCGAAGATGGAAGCGGAAGACGAAGCGAAGGCCAAGGCGGCCGCCGAGAAAACCAAGGCCGACAAGGCGAAGGCCGACAAGAAGAACGGCCGAAAGTAGAGGCGTCCCATGACGCTGCCAGTGACGGCGCTGCTTGATTGGGCGAACCTCGTCGGCGAGTTCGGCACCGTTGCCGCCGAAGACCGTACCCACATCGAGCGATTGTGCAAGTCCGCGAGCTCGTTCGTGGAGCGCTACTGCCATCGCGTCTTTTCGTACGACGCCGCCATTGTCGAGTATCAGGCCGGCTATGGCACGGCGCACCTCGTGCTCGAGCGCACGCCCGTCAAGTCCATCACGTCGATCACCGTCAACGGCTCGACCCTGAGCTCAAGCGATTATTCAATCGCCAGCGCCGACGCCGGCTTGATTTGGGCCAGTGGCGGTTGGCCGTGGACGGCTCTAATTCGCGGCGGTGACATCGCCGGCGATGGCGCGCCGGACAGCGAGGAAAAGTCCATCGTCGTGACGTACAAAGGCGGCTATGTGTGCCCAGGCCAGGTGACCGCAGGCCCGCCCGCACTCACGCGCGACCTGCCGGATGAGATCGAGGACGCGGTCATCCAGCTCGTGGTCGCCCGTTTTGCTGGCCGCGGCGTCGATCCTCGCGTGCAGAGCGAGAAGACCCTGAGCTCGTCGGTGAGCTACTTCGACCGCGAGATACCCGCGATGGTCGCGTCATTGCTGGCCCCGTATCGCCGTCTGGTGCAGGCGTGAACCTCTCCGGCCGCATGATCCACACGATCTACGTGGCCGCCTATTCCGGCGTCGACGGCTCCGGTCAGTCCACGTATGCGACGAAGCGCGCGGTCAAGTGCCGCGTCGAGAGCGCCTTCGCAACGGTGCGGTCTCCCGACGGCACCCAGATCGAGGTCAACCACAAGATCGTCACGTACGAGGCCATCGGGCAGCAGGATCGAATCTGGCTCCCGGGCGCAGACTCCACCCTGACGAGGGCATCGAAGCGCCCAGCGGCAATCGCGAGCGCAACGCCGCTGGCGGGCGGACAGACGCTCTACGAGATAGCGCTGTGAGCGAAGGGTTCACCGTCACCGTCCGGGGCATCGAGGAAGTGCTCAAAAAGCTCTCCGAGAAACAGGACAAGATCAAGGGCGCCATCGCCGCGGCGGTGTATCAGGAGGCGCTCGACCTGGAGGCGCGCTCGGTCAAGCAGGTGCCCGTCGACTACGGCACGCTGCGCAGGTCGCATTACGTCGCGCCTCCGGACAATCTCAACAACCCGACAGCCCAGGCGGGATATGGCACCGATTACGCCGTCTACGTCCATGAAAAGACCGAGGTGCACCATGAGCCGCCCGGCAAGGCGATGTACCTGAAAGACCCGCTCGACGAGACGAAGAACGGCTACAAGGAGCGCCTCGCCAAACGCGCCAAGCAGAACCTCGAGGCCGGCGTCACTCTCTCCAGCGTCGCGAAGACAGCGCCGACTTCACCGAGCAACGAAGGTAGCGGCCACAGAAAAGAGGACAAGGCGCGCGGCGGCACCGGCAAGGGCCCGAGGTTGAAACTGACATGAGCACGGAACCAGAGACAGCGTTGCGCGATTACCTGGCGTCCGCAGGTCTCGGCCTCACCGTCGCGACCAATCTCTTTCAGGGTCCAATGCGCCCGGCGAGCGGAGCGCAAGAGGCCGCGTGCGTATACGTGCTCCAGACCGGCGGGCCTGCCCCACAGGACGAGCTCGGCACCGGCAAGGCCATTGTGCCCTACACGGTGCAGGTGCGCGTGCGCAGCGCCACCGGCGAGTACGTCAACGGCAGGACGCTCGCCAAGGCCGTATGGGCGGCCTGCCACCAAGCCGCGATCACCGGCTTCTTTGGCATCTCAGTGCAGCAGGCCGGCCCGATGTACCTCGGCGAAGATGAGGACGGCCGACACCAGTTCAGCTTCTACGTCACGATGAACGCTCACGAGCAATTCTGATCGCTCTTCTGCGCACCAAGCGCCGCCATCATGGCAAAGCACTCCGACCGTCGTGCACAGTGGCGACACGAACAGGAGTGAGCCATGCCGACGCCCGTAGAGATCCCGGTTCAGAACGTGTTGCGCGGAGTGGGCCTCACACCTGCGGTGTTCACAGCTGCAGACGCGACCAACGACCACTTCATGTACAACGACGGCCGCACGGTCCTGGTTTGCAAGAACAAGAGCGCCGGCGCCATCGACGTGACAATCGTCGGTGTGACGAACCAAAACGGCCGCACCGGCAATCTGGTGCTGTCCGTCCCAGCAAAGACCGGCGAGGCCGACGGCGTCGCGGTCGCGCCGCTGCTCAACCCGGAATCCTGGAACGGCGCACTCGGGAAAGTCAGCATCACCGTCACGGTCGACACCGATTTGAGCTTTGCAGCGCTTCGATTCCCGCAACTGTAAGGAGCCCCCATGGCAGGCGAAACCAACATCCCCGTTCAGAACCTTGCAGCGCGCAGCAAGATCGACACGATTACTTGGACCGCCGCGACGCTCACAGCCAAGAACTCGTTCATCAACGACGGCAAGACGATATTGCTCTGCAAGAACTGCAACGCCGCGACTCGCACCGTCACCGTCAAGAGCGTGGCCGACGAGGACGCACGAACGGGCGATATCAGCGTGACGGTCCCCGCCTTCTCGACGCCGAACGATGGCTTTTCGATCGTGGCTCCGACGTCTCCGAGGCACCTGTTCAACCGCGCCTCCGACGGCGTGGTCATCGTCGAATGCTCGGCCGAGGCCGATTTGTATTACGCCGCCGTGAGGCTGCCCATCTAACGCGCCGCTGGCGCCTGCGAGGAAACCATGGCCGATCCGAATGAAGGACGAAAAGCAACCGTTGAGATTTCAGCCGATGGCAACACCTACTACGCGATCGGTGGCGTGACCTCGGCGAACTGGGATCCCTCGGTCAAAGAGATCGACATCACCGACAACGACAGCGGCGCATTCGAGGAAATGATGCCCGGGCGCATGTCGGCGAAGTGCGACGTCGACGCGAACTTCGAGGAAGGCGACGCCGGCCAGGCGCTCGTGACTGCGGCATTCATGGCCCGCGCCAAGAAGTATTGGCGCATCCGCCCGACCGCGGGTAGCGGCTACGTCGAGCACAAGGGCCAGGGCTATGTCACCGGCGCGCCCGAGGCCATCCCGGGCGAGAAGCAGGTCACCTTCAAATTCACGGTGAAGATGACTGGCGCCTTCACCTCGACCGCTCAGGCGTAATCGCGGGCGCGCTGCAGGTCTGCCCCAGCTCGCGCGCGCCGTCTGGTCTCTCAGGGGCGACAGGAGCCCCTCGTGGCTGGCAATCCCCTCCGTGGTGAAGTCGAAATCAAGCTGGACAACGGCAAGTCCTACACCCTGCGATTCAACAACGGCAGCATCCGTCGAATGGAGCAAATGCTGGGCGGCGGGTCCGTGTTCGGTCACCTCGGCGGCAAGACCGAGATGGAGATCGGATCGATCATCCTCTCCGTGACCTTCTGCCATGCCGGCATCTTCTGCGGGATGGTCGAGCGCGGCTACAAGAAGGTCACGCAGCAGCTGGTCTCCGACCTGATGTCCCCTCGCAGCGCGGACCTGCTCGGATATGGCAAGGCCATCATGAAAGGCATCATGGCGTGGCAGGCCAACGAACTCGAAGAGCAGGTCGGCGAGAAGAAAACGTCGAAGGAGGGGGAGATCGAGGATCCGGACGACCTCGAAAAAAAAGCACCGAGTCCCTCGTCGACGAGCACGGACATACCAAGTGGTGGCTCCTCATCGTCTGGGCCATCGACGCCGGAATCGACCCCGAGCGTTTCTGGAAGCTGACGCTCGGCGAGGTGCGTGCCGCGATGATTGCGAAGACGCGGCAGGAGAAACGCGACATGAAAAAGAGGGCCTGGGAAGTCGCGCACGCACTCAGCATTTGGTCGAACACTCCCATCACCCCGGCGATGCTCCTCGACGAGCCCAAACCGCAGGTCATTCGCGCCACGGATTTTGCCACGCCAGAGGCATTCCTCGCGGCGGCCGCCGCGGCGGTCCCTGACCCGATAGGACCGCCGGAGGACACGCGCGAGCTCGAGGTGGACCATGCCTGAAAGTCTAGGGACACTGGTTGTCGACATTGGCGCAGACCTGTCGGAGTTGCAGGCCGGAATTAAGGAAGCCCAATCGGCAATCCAAAAAGCGGGCAGTTCATTCGCAACCATCGGCATCGCCGCCGGCGCCGCGTTCGCGGGACTGGGGGCCGCTATTGGGGTCTCCACTAAAGAAGCGAACGAAAATGAGGTTGCCGTGCTGCGTCTCACTACGTCACTAAGAGCAGCCGGCGACGCGGCCGATCCGCAACCGATCCTCAACTATGCGGAGGCATTGTCGGCAATGGTCGACATAGATGAGGAAGAGACCGTCGCGGCCTCCGGAATCCTTGCCAGATATGGCATGCACCGGGAACAAATCCTTCAACTGCTGCCGCACCTTGCAGATCTGCGTGAGGCGATGGACGGCTCGATGGAGGAGGCCGCGTCGAAGATGGCTCGTGCTATTGAGGCGGGAGGCGCGGGCCTGAATCGACTCGGCGTCGTGCTGACCGAAGAGCAAAAGCAGATCACGCAGACCGGCACTGAGGGCCAGCGGCTGCAGGTCGTCATCGATGCTTTACAGCATTCGGTCGGAGGCATGACCCAGGCGATGGCTGGGACGGCCGGCGCAGCGCTGGCGTCCTTTTACAACGCAGTCAAGGCACTATCGGAGGAATTCGGCAAAGGCTTTCTCGACACGTTCTCGTCGGCCTTGCGTGAAATGGGAGCCATCGTACGATCAGTCACGGCCGCGTTTCGTGAGTTGAGTCCGACGACGAAAGAGATCATCTCATATGTGGCTCTGGCGGCCACTGGATTCACGGGTCTTGTTGCCGCCGTCGCTGGTGGTATGGCGGTATGGCCTGCTTTGACCGCGGCAATCACTGCTGTTGGGTCGGCGCTGCTGACCATCGCCCCCTACGTCGCTCTGGTGCTTGGGGCCATTGGAGGCATCGCCCTGGTCATCGTTGGCGTGCAGACCGCATGGCGAGCATGGGGTAATGACGTCAAGGAGTTCGCATCGAAGGTCATTGCCGAGCTCAAAGCCGACTGGCAGTTTTGGGCCGATGCCGTGCGCTCCATCTGGAGTTCATTGTTCTCATGGATCAGTAGTGCGGTGGAGACGGTGAAGACCGCTCTCGTCGCTCCGTTCAAGTATCTGTGGGACTTCCTCCAGGAGCACTTCCCCAAGATCGCGGCAATGTTTGGTAGCGTTGGCGACGAGATCAAACATCAGCTTTCCGGTCTGGCGGACGGAGTTTCCGGCGCAGTTGGAGCCGTGGTCGATAAGACGAAGGAGATCGCCGGCACCGTCGCGTCATCCCTATCCAGTGCAGGATCGAGCGTCGCCGGCACCACGAAGAAGGTCTGGGACGCCGTGATGTCGACTGCCAAGGACGACATAGCGGCGATCAAAGGCATGGTGAGCGGAATGTTTCCGGCTGGCGCGGGTGGCGTGCCCACCGTCCCGACCCTTTCGGCTGCGGGCGGATACTCCCGTCCGATCCCTATCGGCCTTACGGAGGCCCAGCAAGCCCAGAATGACCAGATCGCCGGCGAGATACAGGCATGGAGAGATACCGCGGCATATGCAGGTCAGGCGTTGCTGTCGGCCGCCTCGTCATCTCTCGCCGACTATGAGAACCAGCAAATAGAGGAGCTGAACAACCTCTCGAAGAAATACCAAGAGGCTGCTGACGCGACGAGCGACATGGCCAAGAAAGCTGAGTATGCGGCAAAGGCGCATGAACTCGCCGCGGAGGCGACCGAGAAGGCTTCACAACCGCAGGCCACGGACATCATCGGTGGGGCCATTCAAGGAGCTCAGGCCGGAAGCGTTATCCCGGTAGTTGGCACCGTGATCGGAGCCATCATCGGCGCTCTGTCGGCGATTTTGAGCAAGATGAAGTCGTTCGGGAAACTGATCGGCCTCCTCCAAGACGCCATCGCGAACGTGATGAAGGTGTTGAACCCCATCATCGAGATCATCTACGCCGTGATCTACCTACTCCATAATATGACCAATATGGCCATCACTCCCTGGATCGAAGCCTTCGGTTGGATGCTCCAACAGGTCGCCAACGCCTTTGCTTGGATCGTCAATCTCCTGATCGATCTCTACAACGACCTCTCCTGGGGCGACGATATCAAGCACATCGGCTCGGGAGACTCTGGCCCGAGTTCAAGCACCAAGAAGAGCAGCGGGATAAGCGGGAGAGACAAGCTCGCCAACGATGCTTTCGCCGGCCTCATGGACCAATTCATCCAGGCATATCTCGACGCCGGAGAGTCGGCGACCGATGCGACCCAACACGCCATGGCGAGCTATCAGGAGGCGTGGAAAAAATACAACGAGGCAATGGATGCCGCCATCGCAGAGACCGCAGCTGCCGGCGGAATGACTGCGGTGACGGGCCCCGAAACCGCGGCAATAATCGCCAGCAATGTCCTCGATGAGTTCGTTACATCCATCACCGACGCGTCAAACGCCGCCGATAGTCTCTCCGACTCCCTCTCCAATATCCCCACCGGCTACCTGCTCACGCTGGCCGAATTCAACGCGGCTCGCACCGGGGCCGGCTACGGCGCAGCTCCCGGCGCGGGCGGCGTCTCTCCTCAAAGCATGGGCGGCATCACCATCACCGGCCCCATCACCGTGCAGGCCGACGACCCGGCCGAGCTTCATCGCGCTCTGCAAAAAGAGGCGAACTTCGAGAGCTTCCGCACCACTGGTCAATCTGTCCGCGGCACTGACTACGCTGGAGCTTCGGCGACGCGATGAGCTTCCTCACGATCAATGGCTACCCGCTGTCCGTGGCCGAGGGGACGGCCAAGGTTGCTTTGGTGCCCATCGGCGACGACAAGGGCCGAAGATTCTCGGGACGCAAGGGCGGCGACGTGCGAGCGCTCAAGCGCCTCATCACCGGCCGCACTTCGCCGCTCGTGCCCGACGATGCGAAGCTTGTGCGCGCTCTGCTCGACGGCGAATTCGACACGCTGAGCTTTGACGGCGTGACCTGCTCCGGCAAGGGTGTCGTGGCCTCGGCTGGCAGCGGGGCCTACGAGCCTTGGTATGCGGCCGACGGTGCGCGGGTCGTAGGGCCGAGCTTGCGCGGGTATGGGCGGGCGTTATGGGGGACGGCGGCGGCGACGAATCTGCTCTCGGCGAATCAGCGCGACGTAGAGACTGACACCACCGGATTTAGTACCGATGCAACGTGCACCATTTCGGCGTCGACCGATCGGGCTTGGCACGGAACCAAATCGCTAAAGGTCGTCGTAGCCGGCGTGGCCAACCCGCATGTTTACGCAACGGCGTCCATCACGCCCGGAGCTGGCAATTACACCGGCAGCGTCTACCTGACAGGCCTAGGAAACGTCTACGTCAGGGCCGTCAATCTGACCAATGCCCACAATGGCACCTTGTCTGCAACCGTCGCGCTGGATCCAGGCAAGTGGATAAGGCTATCCAGCACTGTCGTGGTCGACGCTGGCGGGGCTCAGGACGTCGCGATCATCGTCTACAGTAGCGCCAACACGACTTTCTACGCGGACGGATGGTCGATCTCCAAATCGGATTGTGAGGTCCCCTGGGGCGACCCGACGACGTCCCCGCTCGTGGTGCCGACGTACTCGGCGCCGCAGCTCGTCACCGACGAGTTTTCGATTCTTGGCCAGGTCTACATCCCCCCTGATGCGAGCGCGGATTATCCAACGGCCTATTTGCTCGAAATTGCCCAAGCCGCGACACTGGGATGGACGAACAGCGTCATCGCTCTTTACAGCACCCATCTGGCGAACACGATCAACTTCATCGTGCAGATCAACGGAGCATGGACCACGGTCGGGACGTCTCCGGCGCAGGCTACCGGAGTTTGGATCCCGTGGGCGATCACCTATTCTCCGCAGTCCACCGCCACGCGCGACAAGTGCCAGTTTTTCATCGGAGCCGGGACCGGAAGCAGCTTCATGCATGCCAATCCAACGCTCGTGCTCCCGGCCAGCGTTTATACCAACCTGATGATCAGCCCTGTCAACAAATTGGTCGACGACTACCTGATTCTGCGCCACGCCCTCACCCAAGCGCAGTATGTCGCCCTCGTTGCCGGCTACGACGCCCTGCTCCCGGCCCCACAACTGCGATGCAAGGGCGATCTGGTCGCCGCGGAATTGCCGTATCCGAGCGCGGATCCGGTGTCGATGGCGGCCCGCGGCCTGGTCAAAGACGAGCGCGGCGTGTGCGGCTACGTCGCCGGGGTCTACCACAACGACCTCGCCGTTCTGGATTTCACGCTCGAGGAGGTTTGACCGTGAGCTTCCTGACCATCAACGGTTTCCCTTTCAGCGTCGCCGAAGGCAGCTGGCGCAAGCCGCGCACGCAGCTGGCAAAGAGAGACCGGGCCTTCGCTGGCGAGGCTCACAAGGACGC